TCCCACCAATCCGCCCGCGATGATGCGCGCGGCCTCTACGCCATCGCGCTGGAGTACGAGGTCGCTGCTCAGGCCGCTGCTCATCGTGCTGATGCGCGAGCTGATCGCGTCGATGCGGCCGATGATGTCCGTGTCGCCGTTGACTCTGAGCTTGTAGCTACCCGAAACGGACGTGTCGATCGCTACGTTTGTCCCGCTGGCGCGAATGGGGGAGTCACCGATCGCCGTGCTTCCGGTGAATTGAGCGAGGTAGCCTGCGGAGCCGCTGCCGCTGATGCCGCCGCCGCCGCCGCCACTCCCGAGGTTTGCTACTGCTTTGAGGCCCATCAGAATCCCTCGCCAGGGATTGCGTGGAGCGACCCGCCTGCGGCAGAGCCGATGAACGCGAAGAACTGGTAGTTACGCGGCTTCGTGATGACGCACTTCATGCCAGGCATGATCGTGTAGTCTGCACTGAGGTCTGCCGTGACCGCGTTCGTCTCGCCGAAGCGCACCGAGGCGCGCACCGTCGTCGAGAGGTTCGTGAACTCGACCGCGTTGGCGTTGTTCGGGAACGACTGGACCGCGCTTGCGACGCCTGGGGCGACGGTGACGCCCTTACTATAATCGGGTGCAAATGGCTGGGTGTAGTAGCTCATGGACGTGCCTCAGACGAAGTAGGTTGCGACGGTATAGCGGACAGATTGATTCGCCGGTTGCGTGAACGTAGGCGAGCCAGTCTTCTGGAAGATGGACCGGAAGTTGGCGCCAGCCTTTTGAATCAGGAGGTTCCAGCCGTCGCCGATCGGCGTACCTGCGACGAGGTTGTTCGCTGGCGTGACGTACGCGGGGAAGTTGTCGAAGTAGTCCGTCGACGACGTGAAGGTGAGCGTCGACGCCGCTGCGGTCGTGATCGTGATCTCTAGCGTCACCTGATTGCCCGTGCGCTGGTAGCGCCCTGCGAACGTGACGGCTCCGACGACGCCCGCACCGTTGTAGACCGGCGTGAAGGTGCCCTCCTGATAGGCGTCGAGCACGTTCGGGTCGACGCTCGTCGGGGTCGACGCGAGCTTGATGCCCTGCGCGAATTGCGAGGCGTCGAAGACGGTGCCTGGCGCTTCGAGCGATGTGTCTCCGATCGCCGAAATCTTCAGCTTGGCGGTCGACGTCCCCGCCGTGGTCGTCGAGAGCGTGAGCGACGAGTTACGCGCAGCCGCCCAGTTGCTCGTCGCGTCGACCTGGATGCGCCCGGCATCGAAGAAGGCCGTGCCGTCGTAGGCCCGCGAGGTGAAGACGCCGAGGCTGTCGCCGCTGAGCACCGCAGCGGGACCCAGGAGCGTGCCGCGCGCAATGGACGCGCGAAAGCCTGCGGTGCCGGTGACGCCATCGGTGTAGTTGACGGCCTCGACGGTCACCGTGCGAGGCACAGTGCTCAGCGTGTTGCAGACCGTCAGCGTAGCGTCTGCGTCGCCGATGAGGTTGAACTGACTTCCGTGCACCGCGAGCCTCTGCCCTACGATGGGCGCGCCGCCGACTGCGGCCTCGGTGCCGTTGTCGCGCACGATTGAGTTGCCGAGCGTTGACGGCGCCGTCCACTTCGAGAGGTAGTTGACGGTTCCCGATCCGACGCTGGTCGGCTTAGAGATCGTGTACCAGGCGACGGAAAGCGCGTCGTAGCGCAGCGTGAGCGAGCCGCCAGCCTGGATGCCAGCTGGCGCGCCGTTCAGCGCCGTCGCGCCGTTCAGCGTGAACGTCAGCGCGGTGACCTCTTGCGAGGTGTAGAGGATGATCTCTTGACCGTCGGCGATGCTCGCAGCGGCGGGCAGGACGATCGTGCCCGTCGCCATCGTACCTGTTGGCGTGAGCAGCACGAAGAGCGAGTTCGCGCCGGTCGGCAGCGTGAGCGTGAAGCCGGAGAGCGTCGGCGACGCGGTGACGCGCTGGAAGTCGGGCGACATCCATGCCTGCTCGATGTACGTGAGCAGCGTCGAGAGCGACGCCTTGCGCGCGTCGCCGTTGCTTGCAGAGTACACCGGAATCTGATCGGACCCCGTGAGCTGATTCAGTGAAGCGAGCTGGTTAATGGTCGGCATGTCGAGTCCTTATTCGTAGTCGATCGGCGCGTCGTTGCCCGCGAGAAGCGGTTCGACGGGTGGCGGAAGGAACGGGTCGCCCTGCCACGTCCACGGCTTGTTGCCTGCGCCTGCGGGCATCGTGCGCGGGAACTGCTGCTCCTGCGGCATCGCAGCGCGCACTAGGATCGTGTTGTACGCCTCGCGCGCGGTGGCCATCGTCGCGGGCAAGACCTGTTTGCCGTAGCTCGGGGCAATGCGGCACGCGAGGTTGCAGACGATTGCCTCGTTCGCGCGGTCAGGCACGGCAGTCTGCGAGTCGAGGTCGCTTTGCTGCGGCGAGAGCGGAAGCGGATAGCCGAGGCGAATGCCGCGCTCGTTCCACTCGGCCATCATGCCGTCGAGACGACGCAGCGCCGTCTGGAGGTCTTGCGGGGTCGAGTTGAAGACGTAGTCGGCGAGGCCGATTTCCGTCAGCGCCGCTTCGATGTACTGCCGCTTCGTGTAGCCCATAGGTTAGCCCTTCAGCGCTTCGTCGATGCGCTCTGCAAGCGTCTTGTCGCTCCAACGCTTGTCGACCTTGATGCCGAGTTCGGCGGCCTTGCGCTCCATCTCATCGCGCGTCGGTGGCGCGTTGTCGTCGCTCACGTCGAGCGCTGGAGCATCGACCGCGGGCGCGTCAGCAGCGGCGACGGGCACGGGAGGCTGAGCGGGCTTCGGCGCAAGTGCGTCGGCCTTGCTCGTGCACCAGCCTTCGGCGACGCGCTTGGCGACGAGATGCGGGGCCTCGCTGCGGTATTCGAGCCCATGCTTTCCCTTACGGAAGACAAGAGGCATCTCACATCCCCTTCTTCGGCGCAGCCTTCGGCCCCTTCGACGGCTTGCCCGCCTTCTTCGCGGCGGTGCGCGCGGTGTTCAGCGCAACGGCGACGGCCTGTTTCTGCGGCTTCCCGGCCTTCATCTCCGTCTTGATGTTCTTCGAGACGGAGCCCTTCGAGTATCCTTTGACGAGCGGCATGGCGTGCACGGTAGCACGCGCAAGAGAAAAAAGAAGGAGCGACCGAAGCCGCTCCTCCTTTCTCGAATCAGGACTGGTCGAAGAGCAGGATGCCCGCCATCTCCGGGTTCAGGAGAGCCGTGCCGAAGAGCACGTCGACGCGGTAGTTCGTGAGGCTCGAAGCGATGTCGAACTGCTTCTGCATCACGACCTCAAGGCCCTGGTCGGTCGACGCACGCATGACCGCGACGCCGGCGTTCTCGGGGATCGCGAGGCGACCAGGGAGAAGCTCGATCGCCGACTTGTGCCAGAAGCAGTTGTAGTCGGCGGTCGTGGTGTTGAGGAAGGTGATCGCGGCAGCCGCGAGGCCGACGCCAGCGCGCTCGCAGTTCTTGTACTGAAGCTCGGCTTCGGTCGGCAGGTTGTCGGCGCTGATGATCGGCGGCGTGATGACAACCGTGTTCGCAGCGCCAACGCTGACGACGCGGAACGTCTTCGGCTGGCCGGTCGGCTGCTTCGTGATGAGGTGCACCGCCTCGATGCCGTCGATGGTGAAGGCGTCGCCCGCCACCACGCCGACGTTGCTCGAAAGCGTGATCGTCTGGAAGCGGTTGTCGACGTTGAGGATGCCGGCGACGCCGGTGTTCGTCGCGAGCGGAACGTAGTTGACGTTGCCGCCAGCGTTGAGCGTGTTGACGGTGAGAGCGCCGCCCGCGTACGCGGTCTTACGAAGCGCGTAGTCTTGCTTGTACGTCTCGAACGACGACACCATGCCGACGTAAGCGCGCTCAAACGCCTTGTCAGAGCGGTTGTTCGTGCCGAAGGAGCGAGTCGTTCCGACGACGTTGCCCGCGAGGCCGTTGTAGCTGCGCGAGGAGAGCGAGAGGTAGCGCGAATCGCCTGGGACGCCGGTCTCGTTCATGAGCGAGTCGCAGAGCGCGATGTCGTCGAACGAGCCCGCCGGGGTGCCCGTCGTGACGACGAGCGAGCCGAGAGCGGTCGCCGTCTGCATCACCGCGACGTTGATGTCGGAGGCGAGCTTCTGGTTCGCGCCCTGAGCGAGACGGCCCTCTTGAAGCGCGTCGCGGAGCTCGACGGAGGTCATGCCCCAAGCGACGGTCTTGAGGTTCGTGATGCTCGCCGGGACGGTGAGCTGCGTCTTGTCCGAGAACGTGACCGGGGTGCCGGGGACGCTCGTCACGCTCGGCATGATGTACGGCTGCGGACGCCAGACCGTTCCGTAGTTCGGCGAGACGCTCGTCGGCATCGCGGTCGTGCGGGCCGCGTCGGTCTGGTTGTAGTTGTAGACGTTCACGTTGCGGCTCATCACGAGCGCGTCGTTGAAGCCCTCGAGGAGCTGCTCGAAAGCGACCTTTTCTTCTTTGCTGAACGAGTTTGCCATTGTCGTATTCCTTAAACGTTACTTCGTCTGCGCTTGTGCCTTCAACTTCGCCTTGTAGGCGATGACCTTCGTGAGATCTCCGGTCTTGTCGGCCTCTTCGCGCAGGCGTTCGAGTACTTGATCATGAGAGCCGCCCGCGAGGCGAGTCGTCGACTTGACGATGACCTCGGGGGCAGCGGCGGGTTTGCGTGGGTTCACTTTCAGCTGAGTCTCCAACTTGGCGACCGCGAAGGCGAACCTCACGGGGTCTGCGATGGCCGCAAGCTCCTTGAGCTTGGCGGGGTCTTTGCCGATGGCGTAGGTGACGAGTGCAGGGTTCTCCGACCCGCTCACGATGATGCCCTGCTGCGTGACGTTGAGCGTCTCCGTGACGCTTGCTTCGGCGTCGTCGTAGTCGCGCACGCGGAGGGAGGCTTTCGCTTTCCCGTAGGCGTCAAGGCGCGCTTGCCATGCCTGCTTCTGCTGCTCCTCGGATTGCTTCTGCTTTGCGGCGTACTCGTCAGCCTGCCGCTTCCGCTCGAACCATCCTGCGAGGGCAACCTCGAACTTCTCTGCGTCGTAGTCGTGGTCTTCGAGCTTGGGTTTCGCGCCGACCGCAGGCGGTTGGTTCTCGATCTGCGGCGTCTGTACCTTGGCTCGAAGCTCGCGCACTTCGCGCTGAAGCTCCCTCTCTCGTCGCCGAAGCTCGCGCACCCATGCGGGCGCCGATTGCTTCGGCTCCTCGGCCTGCACTGGCTTGTCGCCGATGCTGACCTCGACCTCATCGTCGATCGCGTCCTCGTCTGCCGCTGCGGCCTCCGGCGTAGTCTCGTCGGCCTGCGGTGCCTCGGGCGTCTCGCCCTCTGGCGTCTCGATCGCGATCGTCTCTTCGGTCGTTCCTTCGGTGTCTTCCATCACGTGCCCTCTGCTCGGCGATAGGCTCGCCGGGTGCCTTACGACTGCGTTGGCGGTTGCGCGGAAGTGGCTCGCGCTATCGCTTCGGCGGTCTTGATAGCCTGATCCTGTGCGGAAATGTTGACCGATGCAAGGGTCTTGACAGTTTCCGCTTTCGTCTTCTCGCTGTTGGCGATTGCGAGCTGCGTGTCGGCCTGAGCCTTCATCGCCTTCGCTTGCGCCTCTTGCGCGGCGGCTTGCAGGTAGAGCGCTTGCGGGTCGGGCTGCGCGTTCTGCGCGGCTGCGGCCATCTCCTGCGCCTCTTCCTCGGTCGGCTTCACCGCGCCCATCTGCACGAGCTTCTTGCGGAAGAACGCGCGCACGTCGGAGACGCCCTCGCCCTCGATGTTCATCATCGCGAGGGCTTCGAGCACGGCCTTCGTCTGCGGGTCAGAGGCCACCGCGATGAGCGGCGTGAGCGTGCGCACCGTCGCGCTTCGCTTGCTCTGCGACGATGGGCCGACTTCAACGCTCACGTCGAAGCGTGCGCGCGAGAGGTCGTTCGCCATCTCGACGGTGCCCGTCTCGCCGATGGTCGGTTGAAGGAGCTCGACGGCAGACGCGCCGCCTTCGGCGTCGACGGTCTTCATGCTGCGGCCCTCTTCGACGTAGACCTCGCGCGCCATGCCGAGCCACACCTCGCCGCAGCGCTTCATGGCTTTGGCGAAGTTCGAGACGTAAATGAACGTCTGCATGTCGAGGCGCTGCTGAACGGCGGCGACCGTCTCCGCAGCGACGTTCGCGCGCACCTGCTCGCCGGCCTCGGCGTTGCCGAGCACGTCGCGCATGTCCTGCTCGGCGATCTGAATCAGCGCGGCGAGAGCAGGCGGAACCTGCGGCGGCTTCGTGTAGCCGAGCGGACCCGCTGGGGCCGACGAGCCGTCGGGGTTCGTCAGGCGGTTCAAGAGCAGGTACGGGAAGTTGCGCAGGTTGTCCTGCTCCCACATCCATTGATGGCCCGCGACCTGCTCGGGATCAAAAAGCGGCTTTTCGACCGACGAGAGCGCGCTGATCTCGGCGAGCTTCGAGCGCTGCATGTTTGCGATTCGCTGCGCGTCCTTCGCGAGGCGGACGTGCCCCATGCATCGCTCGATGTTGTCGACGAACCAGCGCTTACCGTACGTGACGATGATCGGGATGTTCGGGCCTGCGATGAGGCCGAAGTCTTCGAGCACGCGACCGCCGGATAGCAGGTACTTGTGCACGCGGCGCGTCTTGCGGCGCTTCGACGGAAGCTCGGTCGCGCCGGTCGACGCGAGCATCTGCTCGAGGTTCTCGTCCTCGTCGAAGTCGGCGCGGGTGTAGGTCTGCTCCGAGCCGTCGAGCAGGCGGAAGACGCGAAGCGTCTCCGTGCGCTCCTCGACGCGATAGTATTCCGCGATGTACACCACGTCGGGCGAGCACCAGTCGAAGTACGTCTCGTAAATCTGCTTCGGCCAGCTCGACGGGTTGTCTTCGAACTGCGCCTCATACTCCTCGGGCGTCATCGACGAGATGACGAAGCAGTATCGCGCATCCGACTTGTCCTGCCGCTTCGCATCAAGGTCGAAGTAGACCGACGTGTCAGCGTCGAAGATAGGCTCAATGCGGATGCGCTGCTTCTCGTTCTCGGGGTCGAGCTCGTCTTCGAGCACGGAGCGAAGACGCCATGCGCCCATGCCGCCGCCGACGGCTTCCTCGAAGGCGTTGTCATAGGCTTCGTCGGCAACGCTGTCCTGCTCGTCGGCGCGATAGAGCCCGTCGCAGAGGTCGGCGAGCTTGTCGGCCTCGCGGCCGTCCTTCGGCACGTAGTCGACCGTGATGCGGTTCGCGCGGTACTCGTTGATGATGCGCATGACCGAGAGCGCGACCTTGTTCACTTCGAGCCGCGGGCGGTTCTCGAACTGGCGCTGAAGCGGCCCCTCCCACTGCGCGCCCGCGATCGAGTAGAAGCGCCGGTCGTCGAGGCACTGACGACGCTCGTCCTGCAAGGCAAACTGAATCGTGTTGAAGCGACGAAGCGCCTCGTCGTGAATGCGTGCGAGCTTCGCTTCTTTCGTCTCGGCCATGTCTCCCCCGTATCACCGACGCCAAGCGTGCGCCACGGGTTGCGGTGGCTGGAGTTGCACGGGCTTCGCAGCCTGCACTCGACGCGCGCCCTCGCAGGCGTAGCGCAGGGCGTCGATGACGTGGTTGTCGCGGTCGTCGAGCACCGGAAGGACCGCGCCCGTCAGCGGGTCGGCCTTGTACGAGTAGAGCGTCAGCTCGTCGATGAGGTGCACGCAGCGCGGGTGAACAACGATGTCGTGCGAGCGCAGCCACTCGACGCCCTCTTCGAGCGAGCGCGGACCCTTCACCGCCGCCATGATCTTCGGGAAGCCGTGCCGCCGCATGTGCGCGATGGTCTCCGGGCGCGCCGAGTCGGCGACGATGGGCCACGTCTCCGAGCCGGGCACCGTCAAGAAGAGCGCGGGCGTGTCGACGATCTCAACGCCGACGCCGTACGCCTCGTGGTCGACGTAGAGCGTGCGGCCCTCGATGTAGCAGCGCACGAGCACCGTCGGGTCGACCGCGAAGCCCCAGTCTGCGCCGAAGCGGATGACCGCATCGCGCGGGGCCTCGAACTCCTCGACGCGCCAGTTGCGAAAAACCCGGCGTTCGCTGTTGCGCAGGTACTCGCCAGCCCAGACGTGACGGAACTTGTCCGGGTCGCGCTTGCGGTCGTACTCCAGCTCGGCGCGCAAGACCTCTGGGAACCAGGGGTTCGATTCGTAGTTCACGCCGACGACGACGGCGTCGGGCGGCAAGCGCTCGCCGCGAAGGAGCGCATCTACGGGGTCGGTCGACTGGCTCGGGTTCCAGGTGAACCAAAGCTCCGAGCCCGGCTTGCGAATCGTCGGACGCAGGAGGTCGAGCGAGCGCTGCGAGAGGCTCTGCGCTTCCTCGACCCAGGCGCAGTCGTAGCCTTCGAGGCTCTTGATGCTGTCGGCCGTGTGGTTCTGCATGCCCTGAAAGATGATGCGCCCGTCGCCCTTGCGGCTCTTGATCACCGCCTCCTGAACCTCGAAGTACGCGCCGACGCCGAGCGCTTCGATCTTTGCCTCAATGAGGCGCTTCACTGACTGGCTCAGGCTCTTCTGAACTTCGCGCACGCAGACCGTCGAGCGGTTCGCGTCGAGCACATGCGCCTCGACGAGCGCCTCGGCGAAGGCGTGGCTCTTGCCGGACCCGCGCCCGCCCCACGCGCCCTTGTAGCGCGCCGGAGCGAGGAGGGGCATGAACCACCGCGGCGTCTCGATGCGGAGCGTTTTAGAGGCATCCTGGCGCGAGGAACGGGTATCCGTTCGGCGACTGCTCAGGTGCTTACTTGTCGGCCTTGTCAACGATGACCCTTTCGATGCGGTCGAAGGCGATCGGAGCGCCGTCCGGTCCAGAGAGTTCGTGCTTCTGCGTCTCGGCCCACCGGAGCTGCGTCTTTGACCACCAGATCATCGCAGCCGTATCGCCGCCGGTAGCCTTCTGGAAGAGCGTGCCGCCAACCTTCGCGTTCGCCTTTGCCTTGCCTGCGACGAGTTCCGTCTTGAAGTGCTTCATCAGCGTGTCGCAGTCGATGCCGCCGTCACGCACGAGGATCGCGATCTGCTCGTACGGGAGGCCGTAGCCGCTAAGCGTCTCGACGCGCTTTCGCTCGGCGTCCGTCGGCACGAACCCTACCGGCCCACGCTTTTTCTTTCCTTGATCCGAAGGATTTGCGGCCATCAGCCCACCTCATCGAAAGCGACGCCATCGGCCTCGCGAGTTGCCTTCTTGCCCGTGTAATCCTGCCACCGCTTCACGATGACGTCCACGTAGCGCGGGTCGAGTTCCATCAGGCGCGCGACGCGGCCTGTCTTTTCGCAGGCGATAAGCGTCGAGCCGGAGCCGCCGAAAAGGTCGAGCACGGTGTCTCCGCTTTTGCTGCTGTGGATAATCGCGTGCTCCGGAACGTCGACCGGCTTCTCAGTTGGATGCCCTGATTTTCCGTTAACTTTAGCAATTTCCCACACCGAAAGCGCGTGCCCTTCCGTCGGGAAGTTGAAGGTGTGCTTGCCGCGCGTAGCGTAGCAAATCATCTCCGCGTTCCACGTCCAATGCCTCTTCATCAGCGATGGCATCGGGTTCGGCTTGCTCCATGCGCACCAGCTATGATGGTTGCTCCATTCCTTCATCCATGCCCAGATGGATGGCGCAAGGTGATGCGACGTGCAGACGTAAACTGTTGCATTTTCAGCAAGAAACGCAAACAAGCAGGACTGAACGTCTTCGAATCGAAAGTTCATATCCCACGCGCTGTTCATCAGCTTTTCGTGTGCTTTTGACACGTTGGACGCTACGCCCTTGTTTTCGCTGGCGATGTTGTACGGCGGATCCGTCCAAACAAGATCCGCCACCGCGCCCGCCATCAGCGCTCCCACCGCATCCACGCTAGTCGAGTCGCCACACATGACGCGGTGCTTACCGCAGAGCCACACGTCGCCGAGCACGCTGCGCGGAACGTCTGGGGCCTCTGGCACCTCGTCGGGGTCGGTGAGCGCCGCAGATTCCTCGGACGGCGTGAGGCCGTCGAGTTCCTCGTCGGAGAACCCCGTCAAGTCGAGGTCGAACCCAAGCTCGCCAAGCTCGCCGAGTTCGAGCGAAAGCATCTCGGCGTCCCATCCGGCGTTCAGCGCGAGTTTGTTGTCGGCGATGACGTAGGCCCGGCGCTTCGCGTCGCTCCAGCCACGAGCGACGACGACGGGCACCTCCGCCATGCCGAGCTGGCGAGCCGCGAGCACGCGACCGTGCCCGGCGATGATGCCGCCGTCTTCGTCGACGAGAACCGGCGTGGTCCAGCCCCACTCGCGAATCGACGCCGCGAGCTGCGCCACCTGCTCGTCGGAGTGCGTGCGGGAGTTGCGGGCGTACGGCGTGAGCTTGTCGAGCGACCAGCGCTCGATCTCGTCGGCTGGGTTCGCCTTTCCTGTAATCTCTTTCCCTACCTTTGCTTTCATCTTTCCTTCGCCTTCTCTCTGCTGCGTCAAAACTCGTAGCAGGTATCCGTAGCGCCCGCTGCGTAATGGTAACTACGTAACCCCTTCTATAGAAGGGGGGTTACGTTACGTTACCTATTTCCGCGCCCTGCCCACGTAACAAATTACCTGAAAATTACGTTTCGTTACCATAGTTACCATCACTTTCTTGACGCGATGCGCAACGCATTTGCGTGCTCACTTTCGACCATCCGCCAGCCGTGTTCGTGCGCCTCGATGGCCCCGCCTTCGAGGAGCTGCTGCACGAATTTGCCCCCGGTCGGCTTGATGGTCTGCCGCGCACTGGTCTCCTTCATGCCGCCCTCGACGAGGTAGGCGACGGCAGCGGAGCGCGAGAGGTACGGCAGGCCGTCGCGGAACTCGGCCCCAGCGTGCCACCAGGCAGCCTCGTACGTGCGCCGCGCCTTGTCGACGGGGCCTTCACGCTTCGGCTTCTGCGGAGCCGCTGGTGCGTCGTTTACGCGCACGAACACGGCTCCAGAGATCTCCTCGCCGTCCTCGTCGACCCACCCGAGCGCGACGGGTTCGAGCTTGCCGAACATCGGCGCAGGCGCTTCGGCATCCTTCATCTTCGCGCAGGAAAGCTCGATGGTGCCGTCGTCGGCCTTCGAAACCATGATGGAAGCGTCGAGCGACGCCTTAAACGCAGAGCTGCCACGCGCGCGCCCCTTTGCCCCTTCGCCGTGCCCGACGTGGTGATTGAGCACGACCGCCGAGCGAAGCGCACTCGCGACAACGTTGGCCGCGTTGAAGAAGTTTCGCACGTCGCGCGCTGCGTTCTCGTCGCCGGACATGTGGTTGTTGACGGTGTCGATGACGACGACGACCGAATCGGCGTCGGTCAGCTCGCGCACGGCTGCGATGATCTGCGCCGCAGCAGAGGCCGAGTCGAGGTCGATGCCTTTGTTCGAGATGAGCAGGTTGTCGAGCTGCTCGACGCCGTGATGCTTGCACCACGCAGCGACGCGCTGCCGGATGCCGTAGTTGCCCTCGCCTGCCATGTAGACGACGACACCCGGCTTCGTCCGGTTGCCCATCCAGTCGAGCCCCGCCGCGATGCTGCACGCGATGTCGAGCGTGACAAACGTCTTTCCCGCGCCGGATTCGCCGAAGACCATCGTCGTCCCGCTCGCGGGAATCCACTTCTTGACGGCCCACTCCAGCGGCGCAGGCTGCGAAAGGAAGCTCGTCGCGCGGCTGAAGAAATACTCGCTCGGAGCCTTCGCCTCGACGAGCGCGAGGATGTCGCGGGCGATGTCGTCCCCGAGCGCAGCGTTTGCGGCCACGTCGTGCTCGACCTCGTAGCGCGACGCCGAGTGCACGAGCTGGCGCAGCTCCGAGGCCGGAAGCGGAACGTCGCAGCGAGTTTCGTTCGTGACGCTGAGCGCGGCGAGAATCTCCGGCTCACCCATGCCGTAGCGGCGCATCACGCCTGCGAGGGAGTGCAGGCCGTTGTTCCTGTTGCCCGTGATGAGCGAGCCGTCGCCGGTGAGCGCGACCGGCTGTCGCCGCTTCGCCTCGATGCCTTCGAGCCAGCGCTGCGGGACGCCCATCGGCGCCACGCCGTCGAACGGGTCAGAGCTGAGCTCCCATCGGTACTCTCGCCCTTCGATGCGGCTCGGGAACGCGACGAAGTAACGGCCATCGGAGAGAAGGTCGATGCCGTCGCGCAGCTTGCAGGAGCGGACGCCCTCGACGTACGCGGCGAGGTAGTGCTGACCACCTCCTGCGGTGAGCTGCACCGCGCCGTCAGGCTGCGCGCCTCGCTCGTCGGTCCACGCGCTCCACGAGTCGTCGCCACCGTTGCGCGGGTCGATGTCGAACACCACGAGCCCCGAGGCCGCGCCGCAGGCGATGCCCACGTTCCGGTCGTCGTGGCCCTCGAACCATCGACGAATGGTCGCCTCGTCCGTCGTCGCGTCGTTTACGCCGTGTTGCGTCGCCGGGAGCTTCCCGTTCGGCACGATGGGAAGGACTGGCCAGCCCCACGAGGCATAGGCGAGCGCCGCATCGAGCGGGGTCACTTGGCCACCGCCTTCGCCAGCCCCCAGAACGCCCGCGCCTGGTGCTGCTCGGCGTAGAGGCGCACCTCTGCCGCTCGGATGGCGTGCGCGCGATCCTCGACACGCACGATGCGCTCGAACAGCCAGTCTCCGATGATGGCGCGCGCCTGCTTTTCGTCTGCGTTCATGGTCGCGCCTCCAGATAGGCGCTCAGCGCCACCAGCGTCGCGTGCTTCGGGTTCGCGTTCACCCCGTTTCGGATGCGCGCGATCGAGTTGACGTGCAGCCCCGTCGCCTCGGCCACGATGTCGAGCCGCCGATCAGCGAGCCGTTCCTTGATTTCTTCGAGCGTCAACATGGTTCGAGCCTCCTGCGGCGCATCCTACCACTGTTCGTAGTCTACAGCGCAAGAAATAAAAAACGCACGTCGATGTCGATTGTCTTCGACAACGGGAACGCACTCGCGTAGAAACAACACATCGCCCAAACGGAATTACCCGACCGAGGCGAAGAAAGACCGAACCATGATGCTCGCAGCCGCTCCCGCCGAACTCTTCCCCGTCCGCGTTGCCGCCATCGCTTCCGCTCGTGATGCGCGCCGCGCCGCGAGTGAGGCGGTCGCGAACCGCAAGGACGATTCCAATATCGCTGAGCTTATGAAGGCGTTTTACGATGCGGTTGATGCGGAATGCTCGGCGCTCGGCATCAAGTTCGACCGCGGCGGGCGCTGACCGCCACCCCAGCCCCGCCCCATGAGGGCGCGCAACGCTCGATGCGTTGGCGGGGCTCTGCCTCAACCCGAATGACCGGACCGAGGCGAGAACGAGACGACCATGAACTTTGACGACAACGACCTCACCGCCCTTGAACTCAAGTGGAACGCCAACCCAGACGATCCACGCACGTGGGTTGTGATGGACTTGCTTCACGACCTTTTGAGGGCACGTGAAGAAATTAAGCGGCTCAAGGAGACCGCAAAGGAGTGACCCTCCTTTTTTGCGCAGCCCATGAGGGAAATGCGGGGCTCGATGCCCCGCCTGCGCACCCCGACAAACCCGAATCACCGGACCAGTCGGAGCAAGGACAATCGAATGGCAATCAGCATCAAACGCACCCGCGAAGCGCACGCGAACGGGGTCAAGCTCCTCGTCTTCGGCGCGGCTGGCGCAGGCAAGACGAGCCTTATCCGCACGCTCCCGAACCCCATCATCATCAGCGCGGAGGCCGGTCTCCTCTCGCTCGTCGGCGAAGACCTGCCGTACGTCGAAGTGTCGAGCATGGCGACGCTGCGCGAGGCGTACGAGTGGCTTGCAGGCTCTGACGAGGCGCGCGGCTTCGAGTCGGTCGCCGTCGACAGCATCTCGGAGATCGCCGAGGTCGTGCTGAACTACGAAAAGAAGATCGCCAAAGACCCGCGCCAGGCCTACGGGGCCATGCAGGAGCAGATGACAGACCTCATCCGCGCCTTCCGCGACCTGCCAGGCCGGCACGTCTACATGTCCGCGAAGCTGGAGAAGTCCACCGACGAGATGGGCAAGGTCTTCTACGCGCCGTCGATGCCCGGCAACAAGACCGGCCAGCAGCTGCCCTACTTCTTCGACGAGGTGCTCGCACTCCGAGTCGAGAAGGACGCCGACGGCGTGCCGCAACGCGCGCTCATGGCGCACCCGGACGGCCTCTGGACGGCGAAGGACCGCTCGGGGCGCCTCGACGCGTGGGAGGCGCCGGACCTTGGCGCGGTCATCCGCAAGATCGGGGGTGCATCGTGAACGAGTTCCAAGCGTTTGAACGAGATGTCTGGACGTTGTTTTATGCCGCCGATCGAACTCACGACGAATTTGGAGAAACGCACGTCATGAACATCGCAAGTGGCGCGATTTTCCGCGAGCGGATGCACATATACAAGGCGATGACGATGTGTTTCGTCCCCGGAATTGAGGCCGGCGAAGACCACGAAGGAAACACCAGCACGCGGCAGATCGGCGGTGAGCAGTGAGTCGCGAACTCGACGACCTCGCGCACCAATGGTGCATCGCCAAGGCCGAAGAGGCGAACGCGGTGGCGCATCGCCGTACCATCGAAGACCGCCTCGTGGAGCTGCTCGCGCTCGACGAAGGCAAGGAAGGCACGACCAACGCCAAGACCGAGCAAGGCTACGCGATCAAGGTCGTCGGCCGCATGAACCGCAAGGTTGACGCCGAGCGCCTTCAGGAACTCGCCGCCGAGCACGGCCTCTCCGAGCACCTCGGCTCGCTCTTTCGCTGGAGCGCCGACATCAACGCCGCAGCTTGGAAGAGCGCAGCGCCGACCATCACCGCGCCGCTTCTCGGCGCAATCACGACGACGCCCGGACGGCCGTCGTTTTCCATCACTGCACCCATCAAGAAAGAATCCTGAATCATGGCATCATTCGACTTCAACCCGTCCGACGTTCCCGCCACCGAGAAGTCTTTCGAGGTGCTCGCCCCCGGCTGGTACACCGCCAGCGTCACCGGCGCGGAGGTCAAGCAGACCAAGAGCGGCACCGGGCAATACTTGCGCGTCGAGTACACGATCTCGGGGCCGTCCGGCGCAGGCCGCAAGGTCTGGTCGAACTACAACGTCAGGAACGAGAACCCGAAGGCCGAGAGCATCGGGCGCGAGCAGCTCGCGGAGCTCTGCCGCTGCGTCGGGCTCGCGCGTGTCAACGACACCGACCAGCTCCTCGGCTGCAACGTCAGCGTCAAGCTGAAGGTGCGCGACGCCGCCAACGGTTACGAGGCGTCCAACGAGGTGCAGGCGCACAAGGCCCTCGAAGGCTCCGCGCCGCCTGCACCCGCAAAGGCTGCTGCCGCGCCGAAGGCCGCGCCGAAGCCGCCCTGGGCGAAGTGACGCACGCCGCGCAGTAGCGCGAACAAGGTGAGGGGCGCGGACGGAAGGCGTTCGCCCGCGTCCCTCGCCGTTTTGAATAGCACAGGAAGGCAGAGATGAAGATCCCCGAACCCCAGAACACCATTGCCGCCCTCATCGACGCGGCGCACGAAGCGAAGCGCGCATCGCACAAGGAGTGCTTTCGTCCGCACATGGGCGCCTCGACGCTCGGCGAAAAGTGCGAGCGTAAGCTCTGGCTCTCGTTCCGCTGGGCCGTGCGCGAGCAGTTTCCAGGCCGCATCCTGCGCGTGTTCCGCCGCGGGCACCGCGAGGAGGAGACGGTCGTCGAAGACCTGCGCGCCATCGGCATGAAGGTGCGCGCGACGGGATCCGACCAGACGCGCGTGGAGTTCGGCTCGCACGTCAGCGGGTCCATCGACGGCATCATCGCCGCAGGCGTGCCAGATGCCCCGAAGGCTGCGCACGTCTTGGAGATCAAGACGCACGCTCGCAAGTCGTTCGACTCGGTCGAGAAAGAGGGCGTCGAGAAGTCGCAACCGAAGCACTTCACGCAGATGCAAGTGTACATGCGCGGCACCGGCGTCGACCGGGCGCTCTACGTTGCAGTCTGCAAGGACGATGACAGGCTCTACACCGAGCGCGTGCGCTACGACCGCGAGCACGCAGAGCGAGCCATCGAGCGCGGACAGCGCATCGCCCTCGCCGACGAGATGCCGCCGCCGATCTCGACTGACCCGACGTGGTACGAATGCAAGTGGTGTAGTGCGCACGACCTCTGCCACGGCTCGAAGGTCGTCAAGGAGATCAACTGCCGAACCTGCGCGCACTCGACCGCCACGCCGGAAAGCGTTTGGACCTGCGCAAAGCATGGCGAGAACGTCATCCCGACGGACTGGCAACGCGAGGCCCATGACTGCCACGCGCTGCACTTCGATCTCGTGCCATTCGAGTTCGTAGGCGTGCGGGACTGGGCGATCGTCTTCCGCATCGACGGCGCAGAAGTCGTCAACGGCCCCGGCGGCTTCAGCTCGGCCGAGATCGTCGCGAATCCCAGCGCGTGCGTCGACCCTGACGTGGTGCGGCTGCGCACGAAGTTTGGCGGAAGGATTCTCGCGTGAGCGTCACTCTCCGCGAGTACCAACAACGCGCCATCAACCAGCTCTACTCCTGGTTCGAGTCGCACCCGAGCGGGCACCCGTGCCTCGTGCTTCCGACGGGCGCGGGCAAATCGCACATCGTCGCCGCGCTTTGCCGCGACGCGCTCACGAGCTGGCCGGAGACGCGCGTGCTCATGCTCACGCACGTCAAGGAACTCATCGAGCAGAACGCCGAGAAGATGCGTCAGCACTGGCCAGGCGCCCCCATGGGCATCTACTCGGCGAGCATCGGACGGAAGGAACTCGGCGAGCCCATCACCTTTGCGGGCATCCAGTCGATTCGAAAGCGCGCCGCCGAGGTCGGTCACGTTGATCTCGTCATCATCGACGAGTGCCATCTCGTCAGCCACAAGGATGAGGGCGGATACCGCACCTTCATCGCCGACCTCGTGCGCATCAACCCTGCGCTCCGCGTCGTCGGTCTCACCGCGACGCCGTACCGTCTCGGGCACGGCCTCATCACCGACGAGCCTGCGCTCTTCGCCGACCTCATCGAGCCGGTGAGCATCGAGGAACTCGTGCACAAGCGCCACCTGGCCCCGCTGCGCTCGAAGGTCACGCAGGCGAAGCTCGACACGGCGGGCGTGCACAAGCGCGGCGGCGAGTACATCGAATCCGAACTGCAAGCGGCGGTCGACACCGCCGACAAGAACGCCGCCGTCGTGCGCGAGGTTCTCGCGCTCGCAGGCGACCGAAAGAGCTGGCTCTTCTTCTGCTGCGGCGTCGAGCACGCGAAGCACGTTTGCGACGCACTACAGGCCGAAGGCGTCGCCGCTGCGTGCGTGACAGGCGAGACACCGAAGGCCGAGCGTCAGCGCATCCTAGCGGCGTTTAAGCGCGGAGAGCTGCGCGCCCTCACGAACGCAAACGTCCTCACGACGGGGTTCGACGCACCGAACATCGACCTGATCGCGATGCTTCGCCCGACGCTCTCGCCGAGCCTCTACGTGCAGATGGCGGGGCGAGGGCTCAGGCCGAAGGCGCACACCGATCACTGCCTCGTGCTCGACTTCGCTGGCGTCGTCGCAACGCACGGCCCCATCACCGCCGTGCAGCCGCCGGACAAGGCTGGCGAGGGCGACGGCGAGCCACCCGTGAAGGTCTGCGACGAGTGCGGCGAACTCGTGCACCCGACGGCGCGCGTGTGCCCATCGTGCGGCTTCGAGTTCCCGCCGCCGAAGGAGAAGAAGTTCGCGCTCAGGAACGACGACATCATGGGCGCTGAAGGCTCGGATCTCATCGTTACCGAGTGGGACTGGCGTAGGCACGTCAGCGCGTCGAGCGGCCTCGAAATGCTGCGCGTGCGCTACTACGGCGGGATCGCCGAGAAGCCCATCGACGAGTACCTGACGATCGCGCATCCTGGCTACGCTGGCGACAAGGCGCGCCGCTCGCTCGCGACCATCGCGCAGAGCGCAGGCACATCGCCAGGCTGGGCGCTGGAGAACAACATCGACGCGATCGCCGCTGCGATGAACGATGCGAAGCCGCCGAAGGTCGTGACGTTCGAGCGTGACGGGAAGTTTTTCAGGGTACGGAGGCGCGAATGGTGAAGCTGAAGACGATTCAAGAGTGGCGCTCGGTCGTGAATAATCCGCCGCGCTGCTGCGTGAACTGCGACAACTACGTCAGCCAATTTGGCGACTGGGAAGAAGGTGCAAGATGCAGACTGTTCGAGCAAAGCCCGCCGCGCGAGTTCGCCGAAGCCGAAAACGGGTGCCCGGCATGGCTTCAGCTGATCCCATTCTGAGAGTCCCCACCGAGCACGAAGAGCAACGCAACCTCGTGCGATGGTTCCGCCAGACGTTCGGTCTCGTCGGCGTGCGCATCTTCGCCATTCCAAACGGTTCGCAGCGCAGCCGAACGACCGGCGCGAAGCTGAAGGCCGAAGGCGTCAGCGCCGGAGTGCCTGACCTCTTCATCCCGGCCTTCTCGCTCTGGATCGAGATGAAGCGCTCCGAGGGCGGAAGCGTGTCCGCCGAACAACGCGACTGGCACACTTACCTGCGGAGCATCGGCCACACGGTGCTCGTTTGCCGTGGCTTTTCCCACGCGAAAGAAGAAATCGAAGCCTTCGTGAGAAAGATGTAGACGAGAGTTCTTTTCTCTCGTAGAACATCACTCGTCGACGCAATCGCGACGACGCCGCCGGACGGGCGGGGAACTGAGAAAGGCAACGACGATGAACAAGGTTACTCTTCACCGCGACGGTTCGATCAGCTTTTGGTCGGTCTACAACCAATGCTGGACGCGCACCGTGCGCGTTTCCGACCGCGAGCTGGCCGCGATGCACGCCGACGACCGCAAGCGCTGCCAGCGCCAGATGGCGCGCTACAACGCCGCGACCGAGGCCCTCTGATGAGCATCCTCACCATGACCATCGCAAACCAGCTGGCGGACGACGCCTGCGGCCCCGTCTGGGGCTCGCAGCTCCGCAAGGACACGAAGCGCGGGCGCATCGCTCGTGCGGCTCGCAGCGCCGCCGCTAGCGCGCTGATTCGCCACCTAGGCGACGTTGAGCCGGGTGCGTGGCACTACGCCGCGCCTGGCTTCGACGAGCGTCTCGCGGTGGCGCGTAGCGTCGCAGGCGAGGCGTTCGAGGCGGAGGTCTCTTATTTGAAGGAGCATGGGGCGTGATCGATAGCTCGCCCGACGCTCGCCTCGTCCAAGACGATCTGGTGCGCGAAGTGCGCTGGCTTCTCGAAATGCTTTCGCCCGTCGAGGCGTACGTTCTTCGAAATCGCTTCGGTGTTGACGGTGGCGAAGAGCTTTCACTTCAGGCGATCGGAAATCGTTACGGTCGCTCAGTCGAGCGTATGCGCCAAATCGAATGTCAGGCGTTGCGCAAACTTCATCGGTATTACCGCAACTTGGAAAACGACGAATGAAGACGATCGAAGAACTACGAGCCAAGTTAGAAGTGGTCACGCGCGAAGCGGCGAAGAAGGCGACAACATGAGCGCGGGCTTCGATGTTGTGGACGCTCTCGCAGGCTTGTCAGAGGACTTGCGTAGCGAGGGAGAATTCGTGTCACGGATTCACGATGCCGTGGAGAAATTAAAGCAAGAGCGCGACGAAGCGCGCGCCGAGGTGGGCATGCTGGAAGACCGCTTGAGCGAATCGCGTGCTGAGGTGGACCGCCTCACCGACGAACGCGACGAGCTTCTCGTTCGCGTGGCCGACCAAGGCGCGGAGCTCCGCGCGACGCGGGAGGCATACCGCGATGTCTATCGCCGCCTGTGCGCGCCGATGTGGGAGGAGCCATGATCGACCTCGACGCAATCGAAGCCCGCGCATCGCGCCGGTCAGACTCGTTCGCAGACCGCGAAGAGTTTAACCGCCACGCCCGCACCGACGTGCCCGCGCTCATCGCGCGCGTGCGTGAGCTGGAGGCGGAGTGCGCCGAACTGCGCGCGGAGCCGAACACGTGGGCGGTGCAAAAGTTCTTGCAGATGATTCGCCAGCATGCCGAGCAAATGCGCGCCTACGGCATCAGCTACGAGGGCGTGCGGCAGGTGCTGCGCGAGTACAACGACGGGGATATCTCGTTCGGGAAATTGATGGACTTGATCCGCGCCGCAGCGCGGGCGATGGCGGAGGACATGGCGAAAGAGGCCAAGCCATGACTTCCGACGAAGCCCTGGACGCGATTGACCGGCTTGGGAATCAAGCGCTGCACGTCTTCATCATCATGGTCCGAAACGATTCGTTTCAAGCCGCGTGTGATCACTGCCGCGAACGTCGCGTGCTTTACGACAACACCGCGAGCATCGACGACGTGGTGACGTTTGCGCGCGCACACATCAAGTGCAGAAAGCCAAAACAATGACCCATCGAAAAGACGTGGTGACATGGGCCGATATCATGGCGATGCCGCTCGACCAGATTCCGAAGGGCGACCCATTTGCGCGTGGAAGGGGCCCCGCTGATCCGCTTCGCGCGCAGTCGATGGCGAGTGCGTTGCGTATGCAGGCGCGCAGGCCCTCCGACGATCTGCGCCGCCAAATCGAGGCGATCGATTCGATGCCATGGAAAGAGCTTCGCGACAGCCTACGCCTCGCGCTCGTGGAGCTTGCCGAGGTGAAGCCAGCGCTTCACGACGCGCTGTGCGAGCGCGACAAGCTCCGCGCCGAATGCGCCGCGCTTCGCCGCGAGATCGCCGCGCTCATGGACGACCACTGATGCGAGTGCGCCTTCCGCCCCTCGAAGTGGGCCACCGACACCACCACCTCGTCTGCATCAGCGTTCGCCCCGTCATCCTGCGGTGCGACTGCGGCACTGAGTTGCGCAAGCGCACGCTCTCTCACCTGCAAAGCGGCATGAAATCGTGCGGCTGCGTCTTCCGCGCATCGCAGGCGAGGCGCCTCTCGTCTCAGCTCGACGGCCTCGGGTTCGAGGCGGTTGCGTACCACGAGGGACCGAAGCAACGCTATTCAACGTGGGACGTGCGCTGCGTGCGCTGCGGCGAGGCGTCGACCATCTCCGACACGCATCTGCGCTTCGGGCGCATCCGAGGGAGGTGCGGCAAATGCCCGCGCGACTAGACCTGACCGGGCAGCGCTTCGGCCTGCTCACCGTCTGCGAGCCAGCGCCACGCCCTGCAAGCGACCGCAAGGGCAACACCTGGTGGGCGTGCGTGTGCGAGTGCGGCGAGCGCGTCACCGTTCGCGCGACGCACCTACGCACGAAGCAGACGCGCTCGTGCGGGTGCGTGCGACGCTTCGACCTGTGGGGGCATCGCTTCGGTCGTCTCGTCGTAGTCGACCGCTCCGCGAAGCAGCTCGACGGCCTGAGCCGCTGGGTGTGCGAGTGCGACTGCGGCTCGCCTGCCGTCCTCCGCGATGCCTGGCAACTTCGATCCGGTGACACAATCTCATGCGGCTGCGCGCTCAGGGAGGCGCAGGCGAAATTTGGAGAGCGCGCGACAGTCGCGCGAAGAGGGCGACGACATGACTGACCATGACACGATCGCCCGCATGGCGATCCGCCTCGCGAGGGGCTACCGACAAGGGTGGGCGATTCGAATCCCAAAGACGCACGGCGTCGAATGGAACTGGACGACGGCGAGTGAGTACGCGCAGGTCGGGAGAAGCCTTCCGACGTTTGACCGCACTGCTGGAGTTATCAGCTACGCGACGAACAAGATGCGGTGGACACTGAGCGTCGACGGTGACATCGAGGTCGAAATCGACTCGCAGTCTGGCCTCGCCTGCTCGATCGAGGCGACGCGCTGCGGTGGAGCGAACGGCGCTGCGACGCCCTGCATCGTCGCTCGGGTGCCGGACCTCGACGGCCTCAGCTCGCACGACCTCTGGAAGGTCGACGTAGCGATCACCTCGCTTGCCTGCGGCCCCTGGAAGCCGCTCCACAATCTGCCTCCGCTGCGCGTAGTCGGCGACGTGATTCGGCTCCCTTCGACGCCCTGCGCGCTCGTCTACGTCGGCGACAGGATCACCGCGCGAAGGCCGGATGACATCTCGTCGAATCACCCGTTCGAGGAGCATCTCGCCGAGTTTGGAAGGCGCGGCGGCTTCAGGAAGTGGGAGAGGCTGCTTGTTCGAAAAGTGACGAAGGAAGGCGTGTAGAATGGAACCGATGGGAAGTTTTGCAGAGTGGAAGTGCGCCGCGTGCGGCGTCGTGCGCAACGTGCCGACACGCGAGGTCGAGGCGGTGAAGCGCCGCCGAAGGCGCGCCGTCGACTGGCCGACCGGGTGGACGTACCGGGCGACCGGACGCTTCGGGCTCGTCGTCTGCGACCGCTGCACGCAGCGCGAGGAGGCGACGCCATGAGCCTTCCAAGCATCCGCCGGCGAGGCCCAGACGGGCGCGTTCACGCGAGCGCGTCGGCCTACTGCGAGAGCTGGCGACGCGAACTTGCGCCGCTCGTCGAGCTGACCGGGTGGGCGATCCATTCGTTCGGGCACGAGTGCGCGAAGCTCGTCTCGCCGGACTACCAGCACACGCAGGTCATCGACCTTGCGTTCGCCGAGGCCCTGCGCGGAAAGCTGCCGAAAACTTTACCCGCCGACGCGAGCGCGCGAAAGTAGTCGCATGAAGGCACGCTACACGCTCCGACCGCAAACGACGCAAACGCAACTGCGCGGCATGAGACCGCCCGTCTACGCCCTGCGCTTCGAGCTTCCCGAGCCCCGCAGGGGGATGATTCGGGCGTTCTTGCTCGACGTGCTCGCGGCGACGCTGGCCGTCACCGCTGGGCTAGCCCTCATGGTCGACGGCTAGCGACGAGCGCCGAACCTGCCCGTCATCGCACCGACGAGCCACACGAGGAGCCGCACCCACCAGGGACGCGGCTCTTCGTCTCTCGTGAGGCCGATGCCGATCTGCGGAAGCGTGGCCACGGGGGGCGCTTCGCCCACCGGACGCGGAGCCTCATCCCTGGGCGCTGATGGGGCCATGGCGGGGCTTTCGGGCTCGGGAGCAGGCACACTCGCCGCGACGCTGACAACGGGCTCAGTGGGCGGCATGGGCGTCACTGGCGCGGGGTCGGCGGGCATGGTGCGCGTGTACTCGCGAGCGAGGCTGCGCACGGACGCGCGGTAGGCGTCGGCGTCGCCCGTGAAGTAGCCGAGGCGGTGGCACTCGGTGACGTAGGCCTCCGCGTCGCGCGTGCCGACGGCCACCTCGACGGCGGAACGGTAGCGACCGAGGAGGAAGGCGACGTGGTGCTCAATCGCAGCGTCGAGGCTCTCGAAGGCGACGAAGCGATTGACAGGATGCTTGCCCTTGAAGCGCAACGTCCACAAGTCGCCGGAGCGCTCGACGAGCTCGACGGCCGAGTCTTGCGGCACCTCGTCGAGATACTTCTGCGCGGTGCGCATCGGCAGGCGCTCCGTCGTGGCAAAGTGCTGCCAGCATCCAGGCCAACTCTTCGAACACTTGATGCCGCCGAGGTTGTAGTTCATCACGCTCTTGAAACGCCCCGTCTCCAGGGCCATCTGCCCAAGCATGATGGCGACGGCTTCACGCGGTGGCGGTGCCCCGAGCTGCGCGGCAAGCTGAAGGCGCAGAGCGAGGAAGACTTCGGCGGCTTGCACCGGCGTCGCCCTAGCAGGTAGCTCGCGCGCGGTCACGTCAGCCTGCGCAACGCAGCTTCGAGCCGTCGACGGTCGAGGCCCTGCGAGTTGAGCGCCGCGATGCTGATGGCCGATTCAAGTTCCGGGTCGGCGTCGCACGCTGCGCGCAGGAGCATGTTTGCGATCTCGGCAGGGTCGAGCAGCCGCGCCGCGACGACCGCCGCCTGGCTCTCGGGCATGAGCAGCTTGCCGTCGTCGAAGCGAGGCAGCTGACCGATGGCGTCCTCGACCTTCGCAACGACAGTGATCACCGTGTCGAGCCACGTCAGCACGTTCGCCGCCGTGCTCATCGCGCACCTACGTCGTTCGCGCACGAGCCAGTGAGGAGGCCGCGCTTCACCACGCCGTAAGCGGTCGCGCACGCCGCAGCAAGCTGACCGTCCCCTTTGTCGAGCGCGGCCTTCGCGCAGTCCCCGTCAAGCGTGATCGCGTCTGACGCGACGCGGGCGCACGGAGAGCCGCAACCGGCGATCGCGCTCGGGACCACGAGCAGAGCGAAGAACTTCACGAACGTCTGCATCACTTGCCTCCTTCCGTCATCTCGCCGAGAGCTTGAACCATCTTCACGGGGTCGACGCCGACCGATCGCATGAAGCGCGTGAACGCTGCGAAGCGCGGCGTGCGCTCGCATCGCTCGACCCATTGCTCAGGCGTTCGCGTGCGGAGAAGCACATTCAGCACGCCGGAAACGACGGGCCACCAGACGGCGACCTTCAGCGCAAGGGCTTCCATCACTGCACCTTCGTCTCGACGACGGCGACGCGCTGCGAGAGGTCGCCGAGTTGCTTCGAGTGCGCTTGCAGGTCGGAGCGAAGCTCCTTGCGCATCTCGTGAATATCGTCGCGGATCTGCTTCATCGCTTCGGCCATCGCGTTAAACGAACTCGCGAGCTTCGCAGCCTCGGTGCGTGTGCCGACGTAAACGCCGACGATGGAGCCGCCGAGAGCGAGGAGCCCGATCAGTTCGCCGATTCGGATGCTGTCCATGTCAACCTCTTACGTCAGACGCCGAAGACGGTCCAGTTGGCTCCGTTCCAAATGACGAAGCCAGAGAAGACGCCGCCGCCTGCGGCAACGGCACCAAAGGTAGGTGCTACCGATAGGTTAGTGCAGCGCGCCATCGTGCCGATGGGAGGGCCAGCGGGAAGGTTTGCAAACGTCGACGACGGCACGCCGGGACCGACCGAGAAGCCATCGGTTGCGCTCGTCGGGTCGGTGCCCTTGATGCGGAGATTGCCCGTCGACGAGTCGACCCAGAGACGCCAGCCGCCAAGCTCGAAGACTTCGTTAACGCCAGCGCCGAGCAGGCGAAAGCGAAAGGCGTTGACGCTGCCGCCGACGGTAAACGTCGAGTACCCACCGCCGAAGCTCATCGTCGTAGGGCCGACGTACGACGCCGAACGGCTGAGGAAGACAGATCCGCCATCGGGCAGAACCTGCGTCGTTCCCGCGCTCGCGTCGACCTTCGCGCCAAACAGCTTCGAGCAGTTGACGATGCGGGTGATCAGCGCCGACGCGGTGAGCGAGTACGCCGTCGAGCCCGTGCAGTCGATCGAGCAGCCGTCGAGGCTGAGGTCTTCGCAGGCGTTGCCATAGACACCGACGACAGACGATGCGGAGTTTTGCCCAACGAACGTGCAGCCGTAGGCGAGGCACGCGGTCGACGTGCCCACGCCGCCGTCGAAACTAAGGTGCCGCGCAGTCGTGGTCGACGTCGTAGTCGTGAAGGTGCATCCGAAGAGGCGAACGTCTCCAGCGCCATCAAGGACGTTGACGTTGTGCACCGCGTTCGAGCGGAAGCCCGCGCCGGTCGCAGTCACGCCGCTCGGGGCCGCGCCGCCGTCTGCTGCGACGTTGAGCCCGTGGCGAAAGTTCGACTCGAAGGTGCCGCCGACGATGGTCGTGAAGAAAGCCTCTTGGCCGACGAGCACGCCGTCGAGGCCGCAGACGCGCGCCCATACGTCGTTCAGCGCGTTGTGCGCGCCGCGCTGGAGCTTGATGCCGTTCGTGCCGCAGCTAAGTAGCTCGATGCGCTCGAAGATGCTCTGCGACGTGTAGTCGCAGAAGATGCCGTCGCCGGAGCCGACGGTGCCCTGGATCGTCAAGTCGCAGACGTGCAGCGACACGTTGTAGAAAAGCAGGTTGCCGATCGACGTGATGCAGGGGCCTTGCCCGTAGTTGTGGATGATTGCGTTGCCGCGACCAGCGCCGCGAAGCGTCTTCGACGCTAGGACGTTGGGGATCTGAATCGCCCCGTTCGTCGTCGTTCCGTCGTTCGAGACGCGGTACGCGCCCTCGGGAAAGAACACGTCATCCGCCGCTGCAATCGCCGCGTTGATGGGCGCGGTCACGTCGATGAGCAGCGTGCCCGCTTGCACGTCGGCGATCTGCGCCGCCGTCATGAAGTCGAAGACGGACACCGACTCTTGCAGCTTGCTCGTCAGCGTGCGCGTCGTCGAGCCGATGCCGCCTTCGGTGTAGTCTACACGGTCGGCGCTGATGCTGCCCGTCGTCGACGCGAGCGGGATGCGCACCGTCGAGTTGAGCGACGAGAAGACGAGCGTGTTGTCCGACTGGTTGACCGCGATCGAGAAATCATCGGCGTTGACGTAGAGCCGGCACGCCGCGCCCTGGTACTGCGGGAAGCCGTTGAGCGTGCGCACCGGTTGCGCCGCTGGAATCGTCAGCGCCGCGTCGACGTAGACCGGGATGGGGTTCGACTGCGCAGGGAAGCCAGCCGCGCCGAAGTAGAGAAACCCCGCGTCGAGCGGCTGGCCGTCGCGGTCGCTGAACGTCGGAAAGGGCTCGGAGACAGAAAAGGCGCTCATGGGGTCGGTTGCTCCTCGGGTGTCGTCGTGCGCGCGGTCATTGCGCCGCTGATGCGCTTCAGAATGGCGGCTTCTTCGGGGCTGCCGACCTTCGTCGACGGGATTCGTAGCAGAAGATTGCGCACCATGGGCGACTCGTAGAGGCGAGCCATAAGGCCAGCGCCGCCGAGGGCTGCTGCGCCGCCGAGCGCGCTTCCGCTGACCTGGCCAGCTGCAAGCGCAGTGACAGCAGGCACGGCTTGCTGACCCGTGTTCGTCATCACGCCTGCCTCAGCAGCGCGGCGCGTTGCGCCGAGCACGCGCGTGAGCCCTTCGATGCGCCGCTTGTCATCGCCCTTGAAGAAGACGCCAAACTGAGGCCCGAGCTTGTCGACTTGCGAGACGAACCGCTCGACGCTCAGCACGTCGTTCGTCGTAGCCTTCTCTGCTGCGTGAGCGAGCAGTGCGGCCTTTGCGTTCTCTCGCCCTGCGTCGCTCAGGTTGCGGTAGAGAAGCCGCACGTCGCTTGGCTTCGACGAGAAGAGGATTCCGCGAATCGCCTCCGGCGTTTCGGTGCCCTTTTCGAGCGCAGACTTGAGCGCGCCAGTCTTGAGTTCGCCAGCCATCGACGCGAGTTTCTTGTTCGCGTCGGTCCACTTCGCAACGTCTTGCGGCTGTCCGTTGTCGCGGATGAAGGCGCCCATGTCGTCGCGCAGTGCGCCGTAGATGGAGGAGAGTGCCTTCTCGCCAGTGCTGCGAACGCTCGCAAGTTCCGGGGCTTTGAACGCCTCGCCAAGCTGCTTGCGCAAGTCTTCGATGTTCGTGAGGTTTTGCCCTTGAATCGACTGCTTCCAGTCTTCGAGGCGCTCGATGACTGGGCGGACCTCTTTGGTCTTAAGCCCCGTCAGCTTGCTGATTTGCTGATCGATTGCCGCGATTGCGCCGGGAACCGGAACGGTGCCAGCCTGCGAAAGCCGGTTGATCACATCGGTCTTCTGCGATGCGTACTTGCTGAGCGACCCGCCGCGCGTTGCCTGGAGATCGGCCATCACCGCATCGGATGCCTGCGCAGCGGAGCTTGCTCCAAAGTCGTTGAGAACGTCACGCACTGCGCTGATGCGCGCTTCCTGCTGCGCTTGACGCACGGGGCCAGTGCCGACAACAGGCACGCGCTCGCCGAGCGACTGCGCAGCCTTGCCAACGAACGTGCGCGGCGGCGCAACGTCGCTTGTCATCAGAGGGATGCCGGCCTTCTCGGCTTCGGTCACGAGGGCGCGCTCGGCTGCGCTCGCCTGCGCTGCCGGAATGACTTGCGTGCGTGCGGCTCGGGAGCCAGCCATGCCGCCGATGAGCGCCGCAGCAGCCTGGCCGGCGGCCCCGAGTCCTAGTTCGGATGCCGCCTGCGCCGCGAGGCCGGAGCCAACGCCGCCCGCAAGCTGCGTCGCTGGCTGTTCGGCGAGCATCGCACCAGCAGCCTGCGCAACCGGGGCGGCGCTCTTCATGAGCGCCTGGCCTGCGCCGACGCCGGTAGCCACGTCTGCCGCGCTGCCAGCCGCCGACTGAAAGAGCCGCTCGATCGCCGTGGTTGGCTCTGCGACGCCTGCGCGCGTCATGAGTTCGTTCAGCTTCTCGACGAACGGCTGATCGACGCCGAGCACCTTCGACGCTAGGAGAGCGCCGCCGCCAAGCGCTGCGCCAACAGGTGCAGCAACCCCGACGAGCGGTGCCGCAAGCGCGCCCGCGCCCGCCAGGACGGCAGCAGGGGCGATGCCGCGCGAGATTGCGCCACCAATGCCCGCGAGCGTCGTCTCAGGCTCTACGACCTGCCCTGCGCCCTCGGGAAGCCCCGTAGGCGTGCCTGCGCGCGGCGTTGCGTAGGTCGGCTCGATGCCGACGGGCGCGGCGGGTCCGCCGCCGTACTTCGTGTAGGATTCGCGCGCTTGCTCGAATTTGGTCGGAGGCGCTGCGGCGGGAGCGGCGGCGCGCGGAGTCTTTGCTTGCGCCGCGTAGGCCCTCTTTGCCGCCGCACCGATTTGCTCAGGCGTCGCGTTGTCGGGGCCTTCGAGCTCCAGAATCGACCCGTCGGGGGCTTGCACTTCGTAAGTGGCCATCAGCGTCGACCCTTGAACGTGAACCCATCACCGAGCGACATCGACGGCATCATCGCCGGAGCCGCCTGCGAAACCTGCGGCGGAGCCTTCGAGACTTGCGGGCCTGCTTGCGCTGCTGCCTGCTGCGGCTGCTCCTCTTCTGGCGCAGACAGGAAGATGGCAGACGGTTCGAGGTTAAGACGCTTCGCTTCGGTCGTGTACTGCGTACGAATGCGCGAGCCCTCTTTCTTGTATCCTTCGTAAATCTTTGCGCCCTGCGAACGGAAAGACGTGCGCTGTTCAGGGTTCAGCCGTTCGCCGCTCTTCAACTTGTTCCACTGATTGCGAATCTGGTCGGGGACACCCGCCGCGTTCTGCGCGTTTGCGAACTCGCTCTCTCGCACCGCAGAGCCAGGGTCGAGCATCTTCATGTAGTTGAAGATCAGCGCAAGGTCGCCAGCGGCGTCGTCCTGTGCTGAGTTTAGGCGGTCGTACGAACGACGCATCTCCGTGATCGGCTTCATGGCGTCGTTGAAGTTGTCGCGCAGCTTGCCCTCGACGCCGATCTGATCTTTCAGCGAGAGCGCTGGCTTCGCGGCGACGCCGCCTGCGCCGATGGGCTTCGGCTTCAGCTTGTCGACTTCGAGTTGTTCGCGAAGCTCGGCGAACTTCGCCTTTGCCTCCGCGATCTTTGCGTCCGAGTACGCCTTCAGATTCGTCGAATCTTCGAGCATCCGGTCTCGTCGCTGGTCTTCGAGCTTGACGAAAGTTTCGTTGTACTTCTCCGGCCCCATCGCCATCGCAACCGCCGTGTTGAGGCTCGTCTGCGCTGCGTTGAGGTCGCCGTAGAGGACGAGGTTCTTCTGCACGTCGGCTGCGTCGGCCTCGCGCGTCTTGCCCGCGTTGCGGAGCGCTGTCACTTGGCTGTTGAGTAGCTCGCCAGCGGTGATGCGATCGCCCGCGTTGATTGCGGCGACGATTGGCTGAATCTCTGAGACCTTCGCCTCGCGCTCCTGCGTGCTGAGATTCGCGAACGGCGTCTTAAGCTGCTCGACGGCCTCCGGGTATTTCACCATGAGCTCGTTAAGGCTCTTGGACGAAAAGCCCTCTGCGCCGAGCTTGCCGAGCTCGCCCTGAAACTCACGAGCGCGCTGCGCCTTCGCCTGAAGCGCCTGGTTTTCAAGAAGCGTTTGCTGCTTCTGCGCCGCCATGAGGTCGGCGCGCTCCATCATGCCGCCGAGCTGGATGCCTTGCTGAAGGCCGCCGGT